GGAAAGCGGTTGTGAGGACCATCCTTGCCGCCCTCTTCCCTCAGTGGCGCGACCCGCGCGCCGCTCGCGACGAGAGGCTCTGTCGCGAGATCGTGGCGCGCGGGATCTGCGCGCCGACGGAGGACCTTGGGATCGCGGTGCGCGCATGCCTCGCGCACGTCGACTCGCTGCGGTCGCAGCGCGACGACATGTCGAAAAGGTGGGCGCGCGCCGATGGGGCGACGTGGCGACTCATCCGGGAGCAGGATGCGGCACGCGCCATCATCGGCGGCGGTCACACGGGGGAGGGCATCGTGGGGGCCGCCATGAGGGCGGAGAAGGCGGCCGCCGAGTTGCATCGGCTGCGCACGGGCATCGCAGCGTTGGTCAAGAGGATGGGAGGTGTCGAGTGGGTAGGCTGAGTACACAACAGATCGCAGACAGACGACTCGGCATCGGGTCGTCGGACGTGGCCACGGTCCTCGGACTGTCGCCGTACCAGGGCAACACGCCGCTCGCGTTGTGGCTCGAGAAGACGGGGATGGCCGTCGAGGTGGAGCGCGACGAGATGGCGCTCGACCTCGGCCACCTACTGGAGCCCGTGTTGCTCGGCGTCTTCGAGGCGCAGAGCGGGCTCACCGTGCTGCGCGAGGGGGAGGGCGTCGAGTCGGTCTCGCACCCTGACCACCCGTGGCGGCGCGCGAACCTCGACGGGCGCATCAAGGACAAGCGTGCGGCCGTCGAGGTCAAGGTCGTCGGCGTCGGCATGATGCGGGATTGGGACGTCAACTCTGACGACGGCATCCCGCACTACGTCCGCGTTCAAGTCGCGTGGCAGATGCACGTTGCCGACCTCGACATGGTGTTCGTGGTGGCCCTCATCGGAGGCACGACGTTCCGAGTCTACGAGGTCACGCGCGACCTCGACATTGAGCGCCAGATCGTGGCCGCCTGCTCGGCGTTCTGGCACCGCGTGACGACGCGAGCCGAGCCCGAGGTGGACGGGAGCGCCATCGCGCGCGCGTGGCTCAACCGACTCTATCCACCCCGCGAGCCCGAGGTGGTGGTGACGCTCGACCCCTACGACGCGGCCGACCGCTACATTGTCTGCCTGGCGCATGGTCGCCTCGTAGACGCGGCAGCCGAGCGCGCGGCCAAGTCGAGCAAGGACCTCGCGACCAACGCGCTCATCAAGGCCATGGGCGAGCGGGAGTGCGACGTGCTCTACCTCCCCGGCGAGTGGCGCGCGAGCTACCGGACGCAGGGCAAGAAGGGCCGCATCTTCGCACTGCGCAGCCTCGCGCCCGTGGGCGCGATGGCAACGGGCAACGCCGACGACGGGGAGGTGCTCTAGTGAACGCCGACGACTACGAGCGGTGGATAGCGGACAAGGCGCAGGGCGAGGCCGGAGACGGGTTCACTCCGTCGTCGCTCCCGTCGTGGCTCTTCGACTTCCAGGCCTCGCTCGTGGAGTGGGCGCTTCGCAAGGGGCGCGCGGCGATCTTCGCGGACTGCGGCATGGGTAAGACCCCGATGCAGCTCGCGTGGGCCGACGCGGTGGCGCGAGAGACCGGCGGACGTGTGCTCATCCTGACGCCGCTTGCGGTTGCCGGGCAGACGGTGCGTGAGGGTGAGAAGTTCGGCGTCGAGTGCTCGCGCGATGGGTCGACGCCCATTCACGTAACGAACTACGAGCGCCTACACCAACTCGCGTCGACGGACTACGTCGGCGTGGTGTGCGACGAGTCGAGCATACTCAAGAGCTTCGACGGCGTGACCAAGACGCGCGTGACCGAGTTCATGCGCAAGATGCGCTTCCGCCTGCTATGTACCGCGACGGCGGCGCCAAACGACACCGTGGAGCTCGGGACGTCGAGCGAGGCGCTTGGGTACCTCGGCGCCGTGGACATGCTCAATCGGTTCTTCGTCAACGACAAAAACAACACGGCGCTCCGGGCGAACGGGGTCGCGACGGAGTGGCGCTTCCGCGGCCACGCCGAGCAACCGTTTTGGCGATGGGTGTGCTCGTGGGCGCGCAGCGTGCGCAAACCGAGCGACCTCGGCTTTGATGACGGGCGCTTCGTGCTCCCTAAGCTCATCGAGCGAACGCACGTCGTGGAGGCCGCAAAGCCACGCGACGGGCTCCTCTTCTCTATCCCGGCCATTGGCCTCGCGGAGGAGCGCGAGGAGCGGAGGCGCACCCTGACGGAGCGGTGTGAGCAAGCCGCGACGCTCGTTGCCGGCACTCACTCCGCGGTCGCATGGTGCCACCTCAACGACGAGGGCAACCTGTTGACTAGGCTCATACCGGGCGCGGTGCAGGTCAGCGGGACCGACTCGGACGACGAGAAGGAAGCGAAGTTTGCCGGATTCTCGGATGGTTCTATCCGGGTGCTGGTGACTAAGCCGGTCATCGGCGCGTGGGGCCTCAACTGGCAGCACTGCGCGCACATGACGACCTTTGCTACGCACTCGTTCGAGCAGCACTACCAGAGCGTGCGGCGCTTCTGGCGGTACGGACAGAAGAGCGCGGTGGTCGTTGACCACGTACTGTCGGACGGGGAGGAGCGCGTCATGCGCAACCTTCGTCGCAAGGGGGAGATCGCGGACGCCATGTTCGCGAACATCGTGGAGCACATGAGAGACGCGCTCGCGGTTGAGCGCGGTCGTACGTACGGGCAGGGTGTGGAGGTGGCGTCATGGCTGTAGCGGAGCAGAAAATCACGGACAAGTTCGCGGTGTACAACGGGGATTGCATGGCGGTCCTGCCGACCCTGCCGGACGGCAAGATTCATCTCTCGGTGTACTCGCCTCCCTTCGCTGGGATGTACAACTACAGCTCGTCGGAGCGCGACTTCTCCAACGTGCGCGACTACGAGCACTTCTTCGAGATGTACGGGTTTCTGGTGAAGGAACTCGCGCGCGTGACGATGCCTGGACGCATGACCGCGGTGCACTGCATGGACGTCCCGTCCGGCAACTCGGGCAAGGACTCGCTCACCGACTTCCCCGGCGACATCATCCGGCTCCACCAACGGTGCGGGTGGAAGTACACCGCGCGCTACGCGGTCTGGAAGGAACCCTACGGCGTGCGAGTGCGCACGTTGGCCAAGGGGCTCGCGCACAAGACCATCGTCGACGACGCGACCCGATGCACGGTCGCGAGCGCGGACTACCTGCTCATGTTCCGTCGCGACGGCGAGAACCCGGTACCCGTCGAGCATCCCACCGGCTTCCTCGACTACGCGGGCGAGCGACCCGTGCCGCCCGAGATCCTCAAGTTCAAGGGGTGGACCGGGAAGCAGACAGAGAACCGCTACTCGCAATGGATATGGCGCCAGTACGCGAGCGCATTCTGGGACGATGTCCGCATCTCCCGCGTGCTCCCCTACCTCGACTGCAAGGAACCCGACGACGAGAAGCACGTTCACCCGCTGCAACTCGACGTCATCGACCGCGTCATCGCGCTCTGGTCAAACCCCGGCGAGACGGTGCTTACCCCGTTCATGGGCGTCGGCTCCGAGGTCTACGGAGCGGTGGCGGCCGGGCGGCGTGGGGTCGGCGTCGAGCTCAAGACGAGCTACTACCGTCAGGCCGTGCGGAACCTCGAGGCCGCGAGCGAGCGAGGGTACGTTGAGCCAGTGAAGCAGCCGGAGCTCTTCGAGGAGGAGCCCGACGACGGCGGCGAGGTCCGCACGCGCGGCGCGGCCAAGCGCATCTCGCTCCAAGAGGCGAAGGGCATCAAGCGGTGAGATACCTCCAGACCAGCACCGGCCGGCTCTACTGGGCGACGCCGGCAAGCTACATCTTCACCATCGACGAGATCGCCCACTGCCTCGCCCGCATCTGCCGCTTCAACGGTCACATGGGGTGGGAGTCCGTGGCGCGGCACTCGCTCAACGTCGCGGCACGCGTGGCCCACATGTCGCCGGCGGTGCAGCTTGGCGCCCTGCTGCACGACGCGCACGAGGCGTATGTCGGCGACGTCGCCGGCCCACTGCTGCGTGCCGGCCTCGCGCCTGGCCTCGTCGTGTTGGGCCATCGCATCCAACACGAGATCCACAAGCAGCTCGCGCCGGAGCTCCTTGGCCTAACCTTGGCCGACCACGCCGCGATCCACGAGGCCGACTCCGCCGACTGCGCGCGCACGCTGTCCTCGGGGGCAGAGTGGCGGCGGGAGGACGCGTTCACCGGGGACGTCGCGGCCGAGTTCGTCGCGACGTACCATCGCCTCGTGGTGACCGCTCGCGTGCTACCATCGCCCGATGGCGGCGCGCAAAAGACCGGGGCGAACGACTGAGCTCAACTTCGACGACGTGACGGAGAAGCCGCAAGCGCCGGAGCCCCGCGAGGAGCTCTGGCGTTTGCCGTTGCTGGAGTTCATCGAGGCGGCGAGCGGAGGGCGCATCGCGGCGCCGACACATCTCGCGGAAGCCGCGGCCCTCTTCGAGCGCGCCGAGCGGCGCGAGTGCGACCTTCGAGCCGTCGTGGACGCGCCCGTCCAGCATGGCAAGACCACGCTCGTCGAGTGGGGCATCGCGTGGCTTCTGCTCCGTCACCCCGACTGGCCGGGCATGTACATCACCTACGACGTGCGCAAAGCGGAGAAGCACTCGCGCCGCATCCGGACGATCTTCACGACCAACGGTGGCCAGATCAAACCCGACTTCAACACCATCCACCAATGGGAGACGGTTGCCGGCGGAGGCCTCCTCGCGACCTCGCGCGACGGCGACATGACCGGCAACTCGGCGGCCTTCGTCCTGTTCGACGACCCGTACAAAAATTTCGAGGAAGCGTCCGACGCCGACACACGCGAGCGCCTCGAAGAGAAGTATGCGAGCGAGGTCGAAACCCGCATGGCACCGAACGGCTTCATCGGCATCATCGCGAGCCGCTGGCATGAGTCGGACCTCAGTGGAACCAAGATCGCCGCCGGCTTCGCTCACGTCCACCTCGAGGCCATCCGCGTAGACGAGCACGGCGAGGAGCAGGCTCTCTGCCCGTGGGGTCCCGACGCCAAGGCGCCGCGTACGCTCGAGTGGCTTCGTGGGCGGCGCGCGGCCCTCATCGAGTCGGGCCACGAGAGCACGTGGTGGTCGCTCTACCAGGGCGCGCCGAGGCCGACGGGCTCGGGTGTGTTCGGCGACGCCACGTGGCACGAGGGCGAGCTGCCGCCCATGGTGCGATGGGCGTGGGGCGTCGACCTCGCGTTCAGCGCTGGCGCGAAGGGCGACCGCACGGCCGTCGTACTCCTCGGCCTCGGCGTCGACGGCATCGTGTACGTGCTCCTCGTGTGGTCGGTCCGGCAAGGCATCGTCGAGTGCAAACCGTCCCTGCGCGGCTACCTCGGCACCATGCCCGAGGCTCCCATCGCCACCTACGCGAGCGGGCCGGAGGTCGGGTCCTACCAGGCCATGGCCGTCGAGCATGACCCCGTGAGGGTGCTCGTGATGCCCGCGCGCTACTCGAAATACGTGAGGGCCAAGCGCACCGCTGGGAGGTGGAACACGGGGAGGCTACGCGTGCCGTCCGGCCGTCCGTGGGCGCCCGCGTTCGTTCGGCTGGTCAAGGGGTTCACTGGCGCGGACGGGGACGTCGACGACGAGGTTGACGCGCTCGTCGCGGCACACGACAGGCTCATGGGGACGTCGGCAGGGTCGGCCTTGGCACCATCGGATTTCTTGATGGGCCGTCGCGTCATGTAGTTTTCGGCGGGTTTTTGCCATCCAAACCTTGACAACTTGCGTCATGGCCCACTTTGGCATAAGCCGAGAGTGTGCCACCGCCCGCACACGACCCGCTTGCTAGCCCGCTCGCTCGACGCGTTGCGGTAACGCCCGCGCTCGCGCCGGTCTACGACGCGTATGGTCGGCAGTACCAGGCGCCGCGCCCTGTCGCGGCCTCGCGGTCGGATGCGCGCGTCATGCTGCGCGACATCCCCTCCGTCACGACGACGCTAGAGTGGACGGTCGAGGCGGTGCGCGCCGCGCTGGACGGCCACACGTCCGGCTCCTTCGCTGGCTCGGCCATGCTCTGCGACGCCATGGTGGGCGACGACCGGATCCACTCGGCCCTCGGCTCGCGAGTCGGCGCGCTGTTCGGACTGCCCACGCTGTACGAGGGCGCGGACGTCGAGGTGCGCGACGCGTGGCGGCGAGCCTGGGAGATCGGCGCGACCCCCGAGGTGCAGGCCGAGGCCGCGAGGTGGACTCACCTCATGGGATTCGCGTTGGTCGAGATCCTTTGGGATACCGACGCCCCCCGCTGGCAGCCGTACCTCAAGGTGTGGCATCCCCAGTACGCGCGCTTCGACGTCATGACTCGCACGTACCGCGTCGCAACTCTTGACGGCGAGGTAGAGTGCACGCCAGGCGGCGGTCGCTGGCTCGTGCTCGCGCCCTACGGTGAGCGCTCGTACATGTACGGCGCCGTCCGCGCCCTCGCGCTCCCGTGGCTTCTGCGCAACTTCGCCTACCGCGACTGGGCCCGCTACTCCGAGCGGCACGGCATGCCCATGATCAAGGCCTTCGTGCCCGAGATGGCGTCGAGCGACGACAAGGACGCGTTCGTCGGCGCGCTCCGCACCATGGGCTCCGAGGCCGTCGTGCGCCTACCGGAGAACCTCGACGGCAGCAAGTTCGACGTGACGTTGCTCGAGGCCACCGCGAACACGTGGCAAGGTTTCCTCGCGCTCATCAGCAAGTGCGACACGGCCATCACCCTCACGTTGCAGTGGCAGAACCTCACGACCGAGATCAAAGAGGGCAGCAACGCTGCGGCGCGCGTCCACGCGGACGTCAAGCAGACGGCAGTGGAGTTCGACGATCGCACCCTCTCGCAAGCCATCGGGCAGCAGGTCGCGAGGGTGTGGGTCGAGTGGAACTTTGGCGCCGGCCGCGAGGTCCCGGTGACTCGCCACGACACCAGTGTCACCGAGGACCACGAGGCCGCGGCGCGCGTGCTCGAGAGCCTCTCGCGCTCTGTTGGCTCGCTCACCAACGCTGGCGTGCAAGTCGACGCGCCGGCCCTCGCGCTGGCCTACGGGGTGAGGTTGCCGATCATGGTCGACGCCACGCGCAAGCCGCCGGTGTTCGGCTACCACTTGCAGGCCGGCGTGCTGACCCGCGACGAGGTGCGCGCTCGACTCGGAGAGCCCCCCATCGGAGGCTTCGACGGCGCCGAGTTCATTGGTGGTGACGTGCTCGACGCGGAGCCGGTGACACCATGAAGCGGCACGCCTACACCGCGCACGCCGGCACCGTCCACGCGATGCAGCCCGAGGCCTTCGGCTGGCTCTTCGACGAGCCCGACGAGTTGACCGTCGAGCGTCGCGGACCGGTCGCGATCGTCGCCATTCGCGGCGCGTTGCAGCAGCGGAGCTCGTGGTGCGGGGTCGGCTACGACGCCATCGCGGCCACGTTCGCCGCGGCATGCGCGAGCGACGCCACGACCATCGTCCTCGACATCGACTCTTGCGGCGGCGTCGTCGCCGGGTGCTTCGCGGCGGCTCGCGAGATGCGGGCGGCGGCCGATGCGAGCGGCAAGCGCGTCATCGCCTACGCCCGCGAGAACGCGTGCAGCGCAGCCTACGCGCTCGCCACCGTCGGCGACACCATCGCGCTCCCGGACACGGGCACCGTCGGCAGCATCGGCGTCATCGGGTGCGTGGACGACTACACCGAGGCCATGGCCAAGGAGGGCGTGCGCGTGACGGTGCTCACGAGCGGCGCTCGCAAGGCCGACGGCAACCCCATGGTGGAGACCACCCCCGAGGCCATCGCGACGCTACAGGCCACGGTGGACACCCTCGCGAGCGCGTTCTTCGCGCTCGTCGCGGAGCGGCGCCCCCTGTCGGCCGACGCGGTGCGAGGGCTCGAGGCTGGAGTGTTCCTCGGGCAGGCGGCGGTGGACGCCGGGCTTGCTGACGAGGTTGTGGCGTACACGGATTTGCTGGCGCGACTGAGCGCGGAAGGACGACCCATGAGTGAAGCGGAAGACCCGACGAAGGACGATGCCGAGCAGGCCGCCGAGGGTGAGAGCCCCGAGGCCGAGGGCGAGGAGATGCCGCCGGGCGAGGGCGACGAGGAAGAGGCTCCGGCCTCCGAGGCGCCCGCCGCCATCGCCGCGCGCTCGCACTCGTCTCGCGACATCCTGGCCATCGTGCGCAGCATCACGGGGCAGAGTTCCCCGGCTGCGCAGGTCGGCGCCCTGCAGGCTCTCGCGGCCGAGGCCAAGCGAGGCCGCAAGCTTGCGAGCAAGATCGTCAAGCTCGAGGCCGACGCCCGTGCTCGCGAGGTCGAGGCCAAGGTCGACTCCGCCATCAAGGCCGGCAAGCTCACCCCCTCGCAGCGCGCGTGGGCGGTCGCCACGGGGGCCAAGTCTCCCGAGGTACTCGACGGCTACCTCGCGACGGCCACCCGCGTCGCGCCCACCCCGGCCGCGGCGGCGAAGCCGGTGGCCGCCGACGATCTCACCGACACCGAGAAGCGCATGGCCTCGGCCATGGGGCTCACCGAGGCCGCGTTCGCGGCGCAGAAGATCGCCATCAACTCCCGGACGCACTGAGAGGACTCGACCATGACCGCTGCAACCGCATCCCGTGACACCGTCCAGCTCGCCGACGGGGGCCCGTTCACCCTCGAACTCGCGGCCTCGACCAAGATCTACGCCGGCACGATCGTCGCGATCAACGCGTCGGGCTACGCCGTCCCGGCCTCCGCGAGCTCCGCGCTTCGGTGCGTCGGTCGCGCCGAGAAGACCGTCGACAACACCAGCGGCTCCGCCGGCGCGCTGACCGTCGACGTCAAGCCGGGCAAGTTCTTCTTCGCCTGCTCGGGCGCCTCCCGGGCCTCCCGTGGCCTCATGGTCTACGCGGTCGACGATCAGACCGTCGCCCTCAACGACGGCTCCGGCCTCCGCCCCGCGGTCGGCCGCGTCGTGGACTACGACGGGTCGAGCTCCAGCCCGACCTATCAGCAGGTCGGGGTCGAGATCGGCGCGCCCTCGCTGTACGACGGCAGTGTCGCTGGCGGCGGCGTCATCTCGCTGACCATCGACGGCATCGTGACCGCCAACGTCGCGGACCTCACCGCGTTCGCGGTCGCCACCAACACGGACGGCCTGACGCACGTCGCCGGCAACATCGTCGCCCTCGTCGCGCAGACGACGGCCGCGCAGAACGGACTCTACCTCGTCGGCACGGTGGCCACGGGCGCCGCCCCGCTGACCCGCATCTCCCAGCTGTCCTCGGGCGAGGTCATCACGCAGGGCCAGATCCGGTTCAGCGTGCAGGCCGGCACCGTCTTCGCTCACTCCGAGTGGAAGAACACCGCCGCCGGCACCGTCGGCACGGACGACCCCGCGTTCTACCCGCGCGAGGTGACCATCACGCAAGCGCTCGTCGCGGGCGCGGCGACCATCACGAGCGTCCCCGTCCTGAGCGCCACCAAGAGCCGAGTGAGCATCACGCGCTCGACGGCGAACACGTGCGCAGCGACCGACGGCGGCTACGTGCTCAACGGCAACCCGACCCCCGGCGCGCTCGGCACCGCGAGCGTCCCCATCATGGCGAGCGTGCTCGCTGGCACGCTCAACAACGCCGACCTCTCCACCCTCCACATCAGCATCGCGAACTACTGAGGAACGAACATGGAACTCACCACCGCAAACCTCGACGCGATGTTTACCGGGTACTCCGCGGCCTTCGCCGCGGCGTACCAGTCCGCCCCCGTGTGGCACCAGAAGCTCGCCATGCTGCCGACCTACGGCAACGTGGAAGCGGTCGTCAACGGGTGGATGGATCAGATCCCCCAGATGCGCCAGTGGATCGGCCCTCGCCACATCCACAACGTGGCGACTCGCGGCCGCTCGATGACGGCGCTCCCCTTCGAGGAGACCATCGCCATCGACAAGTACAAGCTCGAGGACGATCAATTCGGGCTCTACACCCCCGCGGTGCAGATGCTCGCCTACCAGGCGGCGAAGTACCCCGACTCGCTGCTCGCCGCGAAGATCATCGAGAATCCCACGGCCTTCGACGGGGTGTCGTTCTTCAACGACGCGCATCCGGTCGACGTCGACGCCGGCGCGGGCGGCCCGCTCGGGTCCTACGACAACAGCCTCGCGCTCGCGCTCACGGGCACGAACTTCGGCATCGCGCGCGCGACCATGCGCGGCTTCAAGGGCCGGGACGGGCGCGCCATGGGCATCCGCCCGACGACGCTCGTGGTGCCGCCCTCGCTCGAGGACACCGCGCAGCGCATCATGACGAGCGACTACCTCGCCTCGTTCCTCATGGGGTCGACGACCGCCGGCAACGTCGCGGCGGAGCCCAACATCTACAAGGGCGCGTGTGAGGTGCTCGTGGTCGACGAGCTCGAGGTCGCCCCGACGACCTGGTACATCGTCGACAACAGCAAGCCGATCAAGCCCTTCCTCTTCTGGCAGCGCAAGGCGCCGGAGATGGTCTTCCTCAACCGGCCGACCGACCCGAACGTCTTCTACTCCCGGCAGTTCCTGTTCGGAGTCGAGGCGCGCGGCGTCTGCGACGTGACGCTCCCCTTCCTCGCCATCAAGTCGACGCCGTGAGCCAGTACGCGACGATCGCCGAGCTGTACCTGTACGGCGCGCCGTCAACGGTGTTCGGCGGTCTCGCGTCCACTGTCCTCGACGACGCGCTGCAGGGCGCGAGCGGCCGCGTGGACTCCGTGCTCCGCACCCATCGGAGCAACACGCAGTTGCCCATGACGGTGTGGGGCGCGGACGTTCGGCAGGTCGTGTGCAAGCTCGCGACCTACGAGATCCTGTCGGTCCGCGGGCTCAACCCCGCGGCCGGCAGCGACGCCAACATCCGCATGCGCTACGACGACGCGGAGCGGTGGCTTCGCGGCGTAGCGCGCGGTGAGATCCACCTCGACGTCACGCCGGCCCTCGCGAGCGCATCGCAGGGCTCGGCGGTGGTCCTAAGCAACACATCCCGAGGGTGGTAGCCGTGGCGTTCAAGGGCTTTCAGCGACTGCACGGCACCCTCCGCAAGCTCTCCGAGGTCCCCTCGCAGGCGGCGGCGGATGCTGCCGTGCGCATCGCGGACGTCTTCGACGGCCAGTTCGCGGACGGCGTCGACCCCTACGGCAAACAGTGGGCGGCGCTCAAGCCGTACACGCTGGCCAAGGGGCGCTTCCCTCCGCCGCTGACGGACACGGGCGCCATGCGCGATAGCATCGAGGTCAAGCCTACGCCGGGCGCTGGCATCGAGGTCACCATGGGCGTCGACTACGCCACGTTCCACCAGACGGGGACGCGCGACATGGCGCAACGGCAGATCATGCCTCAGTCGGGCGGCCTCCCCGCGTCGTGGTCCTCCGCTATCGCCGACGCCGTGCGCGAAGCGACACGGAAGGCGGTGGGCTAGTGGGGTCGCTCGCCGACTTCATGACGGCCCTCTCGGCCGACGTCGTGTCCGCGCTCGCGGCCGGGTCGTACCCTCCCCTCGTGGATGGCGGCATCCTGTTTGGACCCGCACGCGTCTACGAGCAGTCGAGGCCGCCGCGCATCATCGTGACGCCGCTATCGTCGCAGTTCTCCGCGCCCGACCTCTATTCCGCATCGGCCACGCTCGGCACGACGGAGCGCCGCAAGCAGGCCGTCATGAAGGTGCAGCACACCGAGCGCGTGACGTTCGAGGTGCGGTGCTGGGGAGGCGACTCGGCAGGCTCGCTCGTGGCCGACTACGACCTGACGCGCGCCCTCTACCACTGCGTCCTCGCATCGCTGCAGCGCCTCGCGCCCAACCACGGGCTCGACAAGACGGGCGCATTCACGACGGCCGGGCCACTCTCCTCCCTCGGCCGCGAGTTCGTGTTCACGACCTGGCTCGACACGCCGGTGCTCGATACGCTCGTGCCCTACAACAACTCGACTCTCTACGCGCCGGCGACCGTTGCCCCGGTGCTGACTGACACATTCGTCGCCGCGACAGGCGAGACAGGAACCGGGTGCTGATATGGCCGCAACTGGCAACGTAGAGCTCACGATTCTCGACGGGGGCGCGGGCGTCGTCTCCGTCCCCGCGACTACCGTGCAGGTCGTCATCGGCACATGTTCGAGCGGCACGGCCGCGACTGTCGTGGCGAGCCGCAACGCGAACACCCTCGCGACGGCGGTGGGCTACGGCCCGAGCGTCGACGCGGCCGCCATCGCCATCGCGGCGGGCGCCACGGTGCTCCACATGAAGGCCGCGAGCGCGAGCGCGGGCGTGGCCTCCGCGGTCACCGCGTTTGCCACGGGGACCAGCATCGTCACGGTCTCGGGCGCGCCGTACGACGCCTATCTCGTCAAGGTCTACGTCGCCAACGGCGGGACCATCGGGACCACGGGCATCCGCATCAAGATCTCGCTCGACGCGGGGCGCACCTACGGGCCCGAGATCTCGATCGGCACGGCCACGAGCTACGCCATCACGGGCACCAACCTGACGCTCGCGTTCGCCGCTGGTACCATGGTCACGGGCGAGTCGGTGACGTTCGGGTGCACCGAGCCGCTGCCCGCCACGGCCGGCGTCTCGGCGTGCCTCACGGCCCTCGCGGCGTCGCCCTACGCGGTGACGGGATGGGGCTCGATGCACATCGGCGGAGTCTGGACGGGCGCCAACGCGACGACGATCCAAGGCTACCTCACGACCCTCGAGACGGCGCACATCTACACGCGCGCCATCATCGCCGCGCGCGACAACGCGCTCCCCGCGGCCTACGGCGGAGCGGGCGAGACTGACGCCACGTGGGCCGCCGCAGTCGCGCTCGACTACTCGGCCGTGAGCGCCAAGCGTATCTGCGCTTGCGCCGGCAACTACAACATGCAGTCGCAGTTCCCCGTGGCGGCCGCTGGCGCGCCCATCCTGCGACGCCCGCTGTCGTTCGCGCTCGCGGCCCGACAGGTCACGATCCCCGCGCAGCGCCTCGCCTCGCGCGTGCGGGATGGGTCGCTGCAGCAGATCGTCATCGACCCGACCAACGACCCCACGGACGGCTTCAATTACCACGACGAGGCCAACGCGCCGGCGCTCGACGTCGCGCGCTTCACCGCCGCCCGACGTCGCGACGGAAAGCCCGGCTTCTTCATCTCGAACCCGTTCCTCATGTCGCCCGGAGGGAGCGTGTTCAACTTGCTCCCCAAGGGCGTCGTGATGGATATCGGATGCACGCTGTTCAATCAGCTCGCGGTCGACAACGTCAACGACGACATCCCGTTGAACACCAACGGAACGATCTCGGAGACCGCCGCGCAGAGCATCGAGACGACCATCCGCAACGCGATGAACGACCAGATGCTTGCGACAGGCATGCTCTCCGCGCCGGGCGTCGTCGTCGCGGTGGACCGCACCAACAACGTGCGCACGACCGAGCACGTCAACATCGCGGCGACCCTGTACGGCAAGGGCTACGTGCGCCAGATCAACGCCACCATCGGCTACGCGAGCTGAGGAGTCCAGACCATGACCGACGTCCTTGTTTTCCCCCTCGTCAACGGCATCCGCCACGCGTTCTCGTCGATGTCGTTCGTCTTCAAGAGCACGAGCGGCGGCGGGTCGGAGGATATCCCCGACATCCGAATGTTTCTCCGCTCGATCGACTACGGCCGCAAGCGCGACCGCGGCGAGGTGCGCGCCAACCATCCCGACCCCATCGCCAAGACCCTCGGCGAGAACAGCTACACGGCATCGATGGAGGTCTACCGGGCCGAGTGGAATCTCATCCTCTCGACGTTCGGCAACGGCTACGGCGACGACACGTTTACGCTCCTTGTGACATGGGGGCTCTCCGGCTTCGAGACGGTGACCGACGAGCTCATCGGCTGTCACTTCGACTCGAGCGACTCGGGCGGCTCGCAGGGCTCCGACCCGAGCGTCGTCAAGATCGACTTGAGCCCGCTCAAGATCAAGTTCGCCGGCCTCGACGACCTTGCGTATCCGCTCACGATCCCCTAGGCTCTCGGGTGAAGGGCGCGCGGCTGCGCGTCCTAGGCCGGCCCGCTGGCGAGCGGTGAAACGGCCATCCCTCACCCCATGAAGGATGGTCACATGGCCCGTTTCATTCCCGTCACTCCGCCCGACCCCGCCACCCTCGACGCGCTCGACGAGGAGCACGACGGCATCCACGTCGCCCTCGGCCCCGACGCGTCGCCGTTCGTCTACGTCATCCGTCGCCCGACGGCTCGCGAGCTCCGTGCGTACAGCCTCGAGGTGAAGCGCGCCGATGCCCTCGACGCCAACCGCAAGCTCCTCGCGGCCATCACGGTCTACCCGTCGGCGGCCGACGTGGCACGACAGGCGGAGCGTTGGCCCGGGTCGCCGGGCGCGGTCCTCACCTCGACCGGCTTCGCCGAGTTCTCCGGCGCCGTCATCGGAGGCCATCAAAAATAATCGTCGCTCTGCGCGAGCGCATGGCGCGGAGCGAGGTGGACCTGGGGCGCGGACTGGCCGCGATAGTGCGCGACCCTGACAGCGACGAGGCCGAGGCGGCCTACCAGGTACTCGCGGAGACGGTGCAGTGGTGGCGACTCCTCGCGCAGAACCCCGGGAGCCGCATCGTGGGAGGCAAGCTGACAGACGATCCGGAGGCGGCGGCGAAGGCGTACTACGCAGCGAAGGGCTTGAGGGATGGCGGTCTACACCGAGACGATTAACCTCGACGGCAACATGTCCGAGCGCGCCCGCGAGGCCGCCAAGGGCATCGCTACGCTCGAGGCCGGTATCGTCGCGGCCAACGCCGCCATGACCCGCGCCGCGGCACTCGGCGACGGCAAGGCGTTCGATGCCGCGGAGGCCAAGGCCAAGGCGTTCCGCGCTGCCATCGACGAGGTGCCCCCCGCGCTCGTCGCGGAGGCCAAGGCGGCGGGCGACGCGAAGGCGCAGAGCGAGGCGCTCGGGAAGGCGCTCGACGCGGTGGGCGGTGTCGCGCTCAAGGTCGCCGCCGGGCTCGCGGCGGCCACGGTCGCGATGGGCGCGCTCGTGCTCAAGGGCGTCGAGCTTGCTCTGTCCGCGAGCGACGCCAAGGGGGACATGATCCTCCTCTTCGACTCGCTCGGCGACGGCGCGCTGACTGGCCAGGAAGCGATCGCCATGTTCGACGCACTCGGCGTCAAGACCGGGCAGACTCGCGAGCACCTCGCCAAGACCGCGCAGGCGTTCGCGGCCATGGGAGTGACCGGCGTCGACCAACTCGAACGCCTCACGCTTGCCGCCGTCTCCGCTGGCGAGATGGCCAAGGGCGGAGGCGAGGCGTTCGAGTTGATGTACAAAAAGATCGTCACCGCGCAGGCCACGGGGCAGGCGCTCAAGATCCCGCTCAAGGGCCTTGGCTCGCTCGCAGACATGGGGCTCAAGGTTGACGACGTGGCGAAGCAGATGGGCATCAGCGCCGCTGAGCTTGGCAGTCAGCTGAGCAAGGGCACCGTCAACGCGAAGGCGTTCGGGGAGGCGCTCCAGAAGAGCCTCACCGAGAAGGGTGCGGGCCTCGTCGCGGACGCGGCGACCGACCTCGGCAACACGTGGGCGCGAGCCAAGGAGAACATTGGCAAGTTCTTCGAGGACATCGACACGGGCCCTTTCCTTGCGGAGCTCGCCAAGGTCTTTGGTTTGCTCGACCAGGGGAGCGACACGGGCAAGGTCCTCAAGGTGGCCATCGGCGGATTCTTCAAGGAGGTGTTCGCGGTCCTGACTCAACTGCTACCGGTCGCGCGGGACTTCCTCGTCGGCCTCGTGACGTGGGGCCTCAAGGCTTACATCGCGCTCAAGCCCATGGTCGACACCATGCGCGAGCTGGCGGCGTCGGGCGCGGGTCAGATGGCGATCGAGGGTCTCACGACGGCCCTCAAGCTCATGGCCATCGCGGCCGGAGTGGTGCTCGTGACGGTCGGCGGTCTCGCGGCGCTTGGGGTCGCGACGGCGGCGGCGCTCGGCGAGATCGTGGGCGCGGTCGCGGCGCTCGCGGGACTGGTCATCTCGACGCTCACGGGATGGGCCGTTACGGCAAACGAGATGGGCGCCAACTTCGTCAAGGGTCTCGTCGCGGGCATCACGGCCGGCGTGTCGTCGGTTGTGTCGGCGGTGCGAGGCCTCGCGTCCGCGGCGTCGAGCACGTTCACCAGCGCCCTCGACATGCACTCGCCATCGCGACTCATGGCGGAC